AGCGCAAACAGCGCAAGACTGCGTTGGGACCTGTCTACTGATCTTGACGTAAGAGTTGGCGGCAAGGTGATCATTCGTCATAGCAGTCTTACGGATGGATCAGGAACTTGGCCGAACTCTGTTGATTTTGTAGATGCGCTTCCAGGTAATTCAACAGAAGCAGTTGTACCCCTAGTTGAGGGCGAAGTCCTTGCCAAGTTTGAAGATGACACGGGTAACAGATCTGCCAATGCCACAAGTGTCCTAGTTGATTTTCCTGACACCCTCGGCCGCCTGCTGGT